GACTGGAGTTGTCATATTTTAAGGTTCCTGAACCGTAGTATTGCGATCCACGCGGCGAGCATCGTCTTCTTTTTTGAGCGCTGCAAGTGCATCAGTGTAGTATTGTTTCCAGACAGGTAATTTATCAAGTGCTTTTAAGTAGCCTTGGGCTTGCAACAATGAACCATAAAGCATCGCTTGTGGTGCAATTTGTGTCCACAAGTTTTGTTGATTGTTTGCGTCCAGGGGTTGAATTTCAGCAAAGTAAATAATCTCTACTGGATAATTTTGGTCTGGTTTTGGTGCGAAATTCCAGTTGCTATAATCGTAATCAGAATAATAAATTGGCTGCGCGTTAGTTGATTCAGATTGATACTGGGCCACGTAATCTTGGCTACGTAACAAAATAGGCTCGCCGTTAACTTTCATTGATACTGTCTTGCGCCAGCGTGATGGTTTATTGAGAACAGTTTGATTTGTTGCTAAGCTAGTCTCCACCACAATTAACTGCATGAAAGTCTTTAACTCAGCAGCAATTGACGACTCAGTAAGTGCAATCAGGTTGGGGATCTGCGCAATAAAGTCAGCATCGTCCCGCTCCATGTATTGCTGGATGTTAAGAACGAGGCTGTCGTAGGTCATTATCACTGACATTTAATTACCTCGTATAGTAAGAAATATTAGGTTGGAAGTAGATCGGAGACTTATCACGATCCTCATCTTCAAACTCTTGACGTGCCTGCATGGCCAGCTTCTCTAAGTACTGAACACGTTGCAGATCAATACCGGGTAACTGCATCGCTAACTTGTGCGATAAGGCAGCCTGCATGTAAGGGATGACACGGTCAGGCATGTATAGTTCATTTGTCAATGAGCCAACATCTTGGGGTTGCAATTCCAGGATCATTTCAAATACCTGGAAGTTGTTGTTTGGTACTGGCCATAGCGCCATCTGTGGCACGATCTGACGATCGAACCAGTATTGCAGTGTGCGTTGGCTTGGGAATTGTTTATTAGGCAAGTCAAAGTAATCAGTACGGTTCAGACGAGCCATTGGGATTACTTGTTGTGATTGCGCAAATTGGATAGCGCGTAACGAATAGGTTGAGCTAGTGTTACGGTTTTGAAGGCGATAATAATAGAAACCCTGAGTTGGGTTTACTTGGAAGTATTGCCATTGAAAATCAGACAGCGTGGCGTCTGGGAAAGATTGCCAAGTTGTCCAATTAATACCATCATTACTGACTTGTAAATCCAGTGAGTAGGTAGTGGTGGTGTTTGGTGAGTAAGCATTAAAACCAATGTAGAACAGACGAGTACCTTGGCCATAAGCTGCACCAAAGTAGTTTTCTGATAACGTGGTTGTTGCGTGTAGCAACAAGTTGGCGTTATTGGTCTGATCAAACAACGCAGGAACGTTGCCATTATCGGCAGGCAAATAACCAGAGACCGCAGGGTTTGTGATATAAACCCAGTTTGCTTCTAACACATCCACGCAGTTAGCAGGCATGGTTAAAAACTGCTGGTTGGTTTGTGCACCAATAATCTCAATCTTTTGCAACCAGATATTGATGCCGCGGTTGACTGAGTTTTGCAAGACATAAAACAGGGCCTGCTTACCAGCGTTAACTAACTCGGGCGTCATCTCTTCTGCGGTTCTACCCGCATCACGATAGGCGTACGAAATTAGTTGATCGACATTAACTGTTGTCTGGTTGTATGTACCTGAGTAGGCCATGGATTAACGTCCTCGGCCAGCGGCCTTTTTCATTACTTTTTGTGGTAGGTTTGCTTTGGCTTTACCAGCCTTAACAAATTCTTTCCCCACTTTTTTGGGAATGCCTAGTGTGCTTTTTCCAGCAGCGGCTGCATACATCGCAGCTTGCTGGTCTTTGGATTTGATTGGCATATTACTTTTTCTTTACCTTACCGCCGCGTTTTTGGCCGCCAGGGATAGTTGAACCGCCGGGCATGCTGCCTGGATTGCCTGCACCAATGTTAGATGTCATTGGGTTTTGGTTCATGCCACCTTGGTTAATAAACTGAGATTGCTGTGCTGGGCCAAGATATTTTAGTGCATTCTTGGCACGATCAGCCATACGCTGGTTTTCTAAGTCTTTTAGGATAACAGCATTTTGTACAGCAGACGGCACACCCGTTGAGCGGCCGTCAGCAAACTTTTTTACTTCACCGCCTTTTTTGTACTTGTTAGCCATTTCTTTAGCACCAGAAGCGGCAGCAGCTTTTTTGTCGCCAGTGGGGGCTACTTTTTTGATTTTGTCTTTGTCGCCAGCTGGCATCTTGTTAGTCTTGCTAACATCGCTACCCTTGAAGGTTGGTTTTTCTTCTGCCTTGGAAGGAGCTGCAGCCTTACCTGGTTTAATATCTTTAGTCTTTTCGATACGATCTAAGTCGCCAGCTTTTTTCTTGGCGCCATAAACGTTTTCTACAGAACCGCCAGTTTTGTATTTTTTAACTGTGCCGACTTCTTTTTTGCTACGGCCACCTTTTTTGAGTTTGATCTCGGTTGGTTCAGACTTGTCATGCTCGGCTTTATCGTGTTGCTTAAAAGCCTTTTTAATCATTTTCTTGTCTTGCTCGATGTCGCCTTTTTCAACTTCGCCGCCCTTTTTGTATGAGCCGCCGCCGCACATCTTTTTGACCTTTACGTTGCCGCCTTCTTTGAAGCACTGCATCTTAGGTAATTTTGTAAAGCCTTCCATGGTATTTCCTCGAGTTTGGTTGAGTGATGGATTGATCAGATCCTATTAATATTAATGCACAAATACTGCCCAAAACGCCCTAAATTGCTGTCAGGAATAAGGTTCTTTCCTTTTCTCTACGTGGCCGCAATACAGGGGGTTTGCTCCAGTTAAGGAAGGCATCGGCCGCTTTTGCGTAATCTAGCTGGTTAATGTGCTGGACTACCTCAGATTGCTTAAAATGGTCCGCTCCAATATTGAAGCAGAGGCTGTATAGGGCGTCGTATTGGTTCTGGTTAAGGGGAGCCCTCACCGAACTTGAAACAGCCTCGTCACACCACCTTAAATCGCTTCTAAACAGCTCTTCTACCTGTTCGTCTGTCAGGGTCGCGTGGAGTAGGTACTGCTCATCAGGTTTGATGAGGTGGCCCACGCCAATCGTCCAAAGACCCTTAGAGTCCCGGTAGGCTGTGTTTTTCTTACCTTCAAAGTGGGTAATAAAGTTAAATGTCGATTTGGTGATGGCCACGATGTCTTGCTCAATCGTCCTGGTAATTTGTAACTGTTGCACTATCCAGATAAGGGTGCACAACCAAATAGCTAAAAATAGCCTTCTATTCATGATAACTCCTTTGCAGTATATTAATGCAAATTTACTTGGCGTTTTCGAATGCCTGTAAATCTTTTAACTGCTGAGCTACTTTGAGGTATTTGGAGTTGTTTTCAGCTGCGACGCTGAGGATGGTAGCAAGGTCAAGGGAGGTGGGGGCTCCATCAAGGCTGCTGGGGGCTGAGGCTTGACCAGTTGCACTTGCGTTGTACAACCTAACATAAGCATTAGGAATAGCACAAGTACCGTTGTTATTAAAACGTACCGTACTAGAAATTTGTTGCTGAAGACTGGCATTGACATCACCCAGTTGTTCAATTTGCTTAACGTAATCTGCAACCAGACGGTCGCCTTGTTGTTGTATATCATTTACTTTTTGCTCCGCTTCTAAATTGGACTTTTCTATTTTAGCAAGATAGTAGTCCGATGTCCAGCTATATGCTCCATATCCAGCAATTACGCCAGACAAGCCAGCCACAATGAGGTAGATGTAAATACCACCAGCTAGGCTGGTGAGGTTAGTTAGGAGGGTTTTCCACATGGGGTTCGGTGTCCTTCTTGAGCATCACAGCCGCGCCATGGGCGCCAGCGATGATGCCAACTGCTTCAGCAAAGTCTTTAAGGGCTGGCATGTTGTTTTCAATCATTTCATAGCCAGCGCCAAACATGACTGCAAGGAGTGAGAGCATCCAAGACCAACGGCCAATGTCGTGGGTTTTATTATCCTCACCGGTAAGCAGATCATTAAAGATCTTGCTGACTCGTTTCATTTGTTCAAAAAGCCTTGAAACAGATTGGCCAGAATGGCGCCTAAAAGAGCCGCAGCACCGCCGATGCCGAGTAGCAATCTCCAACCACCATGAGCCTCAGATAAGGTCTTCTGGATGGCTTGGATGCACTCCTTGATCTCTTTCATCTCCTGAATCATCTTGTCCATGTCGGCTTGTAGGTGCTCAATATCATTAGCATGGGTGGCAAGCTCCCTTGCCGTAGTGATTGGGTCCATCTCGTTCATTGTTTATTTACCTTGCAGTTTACGAGCCTGTTCTCTAGCAAAACGAATAACTGGAGGCACATTGGCATCATCTTCAACAGCGGGGGCTGGAGTTGGGGTTGGCTGGACTACTACGGGTGCTGGCTCGGGTGTTGGAGCAGGAGCCGCCTCAGTGGCTTTGAGCACATCTAACTCGGCTTGGATGGATGCAAGGAGATTTTCAGTAAGGGACATAGTGGTTTCCTATTAAGCTGCTGTTTGTGTTGCCCAAGGAAGTGGTGTGTTCTGTGGGCTTACTGGTGGGTTTACGATTGAGGCAATTTGACCGTCAATGTTGGCGTAATAGTTAGCTTGATTGTCAGTAGCTTCGTTAATCCAGCCCAATACAATAGCTTCGGTTAAGTTAGCGTAAGGAATAAAGCCTGACTCTTTGGCTTCTTGGGCAAATTGGATGTTGCCATCAATAGAGGCAGTGTGAGTGCCGTCTGTGCCAGATACAGTAAAGAGCACATTAACCACATAATCAGGGTTAGGTGTGTTTAGTGTGTACATCGAGTTGATGGTAGTTGTATATGTTGTTGTCATTATTTACTCGCTAATTGTTGTTTAAGAGAATCTACTTCTGTTTTGAGTTTTTTACCTTTATTCCATGCTGAAATACCTAAAACCCTGTAAGCATGAAGTCCATTTTCTGATACTGTAACCCATTCAAGATTATCAAGATGATTGTTTAGCTTATTGCCATCCTTATGATTTACTTGTGGTTTATTTGATTCATTTGCAATAAAAGCCCTTGCTACTAGTCTGTGAACTGTTTGATTGCTTTTTACACCATCAACACAAAAACTAACAATGTAATAACCTGACTTGCTTTTACCTTGTTTTAAGACTTTTTGTGGCGATTTACGCAAGCCAGTATTTAGGCGGTTATTTACCATGCGTTCAATAGACCGCACATTACCTAAATTGCTGACTTCGTAATGGGTTTCGTAACCAGCGCAAGGATGCCAAATTTCAATCATAAACCAGCCTTTGTTAATCTTGCTTGTAAATCAGTAATTAAAGCCTGTTGCTCTTGAATGGCTGCGGTCAATGTAGCAA